CGGGACAAGCCTCTATTGAACACCTTCAGTTTATCAGAGCTTTTTATCTGCGTCAAGGGGGTAGTCTTATGTGGATAACAGATATGCGAAAATCACAGGATCCACCCATCATGATTAAAGATGTCGTCCCGGTGATAAGGAACATCTTCCCCCGGTATGACGCACAGCTTCACTCAAAGGTGGAGCGTCCCGAACAGTATGGCATAAAGCTTTGCAAGGAGGCCGAGGACGCTATACGCGCGCATTTCCTAATATACCCCATAAAGCCCTCAAAGCCCCACAGCCACGATAACAGAACCATGCCATGTCGTATATACGGCAGGCTGGAAAAAGGCCTTTACAGCCGTTTGCAAACGGCCCTAAAGGCAGACGGGTACGCCTCCACCCAGGATTGGATGCACGATGCAGTAATCGAATACCTCAAGTCAAAAGAACCCGAATCTAAAAAGGAGGCACAGTAATGGCAAAGTTTTACTTCACTTACGGAACGGATGAGGAGTTTCCTTTCCGTGGAGGATGGTCAGAGGTTGAGGCCGATAATCTATCGATGGCCGTTGAGATTTTTAATCTCATGCACCCTAAAAGAAAAAGCGGATGCGTGAACTGCGCGTTTTGGTACACGGAGGAGCAGTTTAAGGCCTCGGGGATGTTGAACGGCAATCTGGGACACTGCTGCCACGAACGCATTTCCGTTACCCGTGAGTTTCTCACCCCATGAGCAAATCAAAAAATCTGAAATAAGGAGATATTGCACAATGATACGACAGCCCGAAGAAATGACCTTCACCGACAAGAAATTCTCCATGATTATCTATGGCTCCCCCGGTTTGGGCAAGACCACTCTTGCCCTGTCGGCGCCCGCCCCGGTTATCATCGATTTTGACCGGGGTATATCCCGTGTGAAAGCGTATCACCGCAAGACCACGATAGAGTGCCAGACCTATGAGGAGGTGCTTGATGATCTCCAGTCCCCCATCGTAAAAGATTGCCAGACCCTTATCATCGATACCGGCGGTAGTTTTATATCCTTTCTGCAGGATTGGGCGATGAGAAGCGACCCGGCAAGCAACCAGAAAAAGAAGGGTGGCATATCTCAAAGCGGTTATGGTGCCGTAAAGGTAGAATTCGCCAGATTTACCAGTTTGATAAGAGACATCATGAATAAAAACCTTATTTACGTTTTTCATTCCGATGAACAGAAGGACAAGGACGGCATCCCCCAGCAAAGGCTTATATGCGAGGGCTCTTCACGCAATACCGTATGGACTCCATGTGATTTCGGTGGATATATGCAGATGCTCGGCAACAAGAGGTATATAAGTTTTACTCCCGAGCAGGAGTTTTTCGCCAAGGGCTGCCACGGCATCGAGGGGCGATATGAGGTACCGAGCCTTGGCCCCACCGATAAAAACGATTTTCTCACCAGACTCTTTGCGCAGGCACGCGCCAATATCGCCGCAGACAATGAAGCTTTTGCTCCTGTTCGGGAGCAATACGATGCCGTAATGAAGCAAGTGCTTGAAATCATTAAGGGCATCAGCACGGTTGATGACGCTACCAAGGCCGCCCATCATTTGCCTACCCTCAACCATGCCATGACCTCCAAAACAGAAGCCTCTAATCTGCTGAAAGTAAAGGCTAAGGAACTGAACCTGCTGTGGGACAAGGAGGCACAGGAATATCGTGTGAAGGAGGCTGAGTAATGGAGCGTCTGCTTATAACGCAAAGCCTCATTTCCTCATGGGATTATATCTATTCCTGCCGAAATGAGTTTGTAGATACAGCCAAGGAAGAATTTCTAAAAACCCTGCGCCGGGAACCAAATGAATCCAATGAGAATATGCGGAAGGGGATTGAATTTGAGAATGAGGTGTATAAGGTCGTTTCCGGGGAAGCGCGTACCTCTCACAAGAAATGGGAAAGAGGCATACAACTGGTAGCTGCAAGGTTCATGAATGCGCCCACTCAAATCAAAGCACAGCGGGATATGACCATATCCGGGAAGCCTATGCTGCTGTATGGGGTGTTGGACGCATTGCAGTGCGGAACCATCTATGACGTCAAGTTCTCTACCAAGAGTTTCAATGACAGCACAGTTTACCTCGCAGGGAAGTACCTGCACAGCGCACAGCATCCGATGTATCTGGCTCTTGTCCCTGAAGCGCAGCGATTCACCTATCTGTTATCAGACGGACAGGACTTGTATGAGGAAACCTATACTCGCAGCATGGCCCGGCCCATCGAAGATATCATAGCGGAATTCCTCAGATCCATCCAGTACATGGGACTCATGAAAACCTATGAGGAGAATTGGGGTGCAAAATGAAGGGGCGGCTTATCGACCTCGCTTTAGGGCTCAACGGGAAGCAGCGCATAACGCTGGAGGTGGACGCTGATTTCCGCGAGAAATACGACGCCCTGAAAAGCTCCGATATTCGGGTGGAGATCGTAAAATACCGCAAACCGCGAAGCAAGGACGCAAACGCATACTTCCACGTGCTCGTTAACAAAATCGCCGAGGCTCAAAACCTCGGCGATGACGAAGTGAAGCGGCTGCTGGTTGTCGATTACGGGGCTGTTGCACGAGAAGAATCCGGCGAGGTAATCGGCTTTAAGCTCCCGGTCTCCATAGATGTATCCCGCATATACCCATATACCCGAATATTCAAGCAGGAGGAAGAGGGTGGGAAACTGTTTAACTGCTACCTCGTATACAAGCACAGCAGCGATATGGACAGCAAGGAGATGTCACGGTTGATAGACGGGGCCATATACGAAGCAAAAAAGCTTGGCCTTGAAACGGACACGCCGGAGCAGATAGCCCGGTATAAGGAGGAATGGCGTTGAAAATAAAACCTATAACTCTCAAAGAGGCAAACCGATTTGTCGCACAGTATCACAGGCATCATGGTGAAACTGTCGGGCACAAGTTTTCCATCGGTCTTTTCGATGGAAATGCACTTGTAGGTGTTGCGATTTGCGGTCGCCCCGTATCAAGAATACTTGATGATGGACTTACCTGTGAGGTCAACCGGCTATGCACCAATGGAGCGCATAATGCTTGCTCAATGCTTTATGGGGCATCAGCTCGCGTTGCAAAGGAGATGGGGTATGACCGAATCATTACCTACATTTTGGAGAGCGAAAGCGGTACAAGCCTAAAAGCAAGCGGCTGGATCTGCGAGGGTAAATCTGGCGGTCGCATTGGACGGGATGCCGCAATTCCGGGGTTGATATTCCTCGCGAGTATAAGAAGCGGTGGGTCAAAAAACTATGAGCAATGGCATCATGCAGGCCATATCAAATTCACGGGAATCTTCGGGAGGAATTGCTTTTGAGGAACGTATATTGCCCGTATTGCGGCCAGCAGGCTGAATACGTTGACAGCAAAGTAATCTACGGCAGGAGCTACGGAATGGCTTATCTATGCCGAAACTGTGATGCGTATGTGGGCGTTCACCGCGGCACAGACGAGCCGTTAGGCAGGTTGGCGGATGCGAGCTTGAGAAAATGGAAAAAGGCCGCACACGCCGCATTTGACCCCCTCTGGAAGGCCGGGCGGTTCAAAGGAAAACGCAACGCCGCTTATCTATGGCTGGCCCAACAGCTCGGGCTCCCGGTAAGCGAAACCCACATCGGTATGTTCGATGTGGAAGAATGTATCTCGACTATACTTATATGCTCAAAAGAAACGAAAGGAGACTATTGATATGCTAAGACCCGAAAGTAAAACACCTTGTTTGGAGCCTTTCCCCAGCTATCCGGTGGCGCAGGAGGCATGGCTTGACAACATCCGCACCGTTACCATTACCGTCGAAGAATACAGAACTCTTATTCGTTCAAACGAAATGATGGCCCTTCTGTACAGGCTGTTCAAGAACGTAGAAAGCTACAATTTCCGCAGTATGGCAGAATACGTGTTTGACAATGCCTATCCCATATCACCCGAGGAGCAAGACGATGCTTAACCGTATTGCCATTATGGGCCGCTTTACCCGCGACCCGGAGCTGAAATACACACCCAGCGGAAAGGCCGTTCTATCCTTCACCCTCGCCTGTGATCGCGACTACCAGCCCAAGGCGGGGGATAAAAAAACCGACTTTGTAGAATGTGTGGCGTGGAATACCACCGCCGAGTTTATAAGCAGGTATTTCAGCAAGGGGCGCATGGCCATCGTGTCAGGCAGCCTTGAATCCCGGAAATGGGAAGCCAAGAACGGGGACAAGCGGATATCTTGGGAGGTACGAGTCGAAAGCATTTACTTTGGCGACAGCAAAAAGGACGATCAGCGCGGGACAAATGCGGCAAGCCCGTCAAGCTCAGGCGAAGCGGGTATACCGGAAGGATTTACCCCAATCGATATGGACGATGAAGATCTGCCGTTCTAAAAGGAGGTTACCATGCAGCACGCATTTGACACCGAGATAGCCAATGCCTACGGCATAAGCGCCGCTATCATATTCAACCATCTGGTGTTCTGGATACAAAAGAATGAAGCCAATAACGAGCATTACCACGACGGCACCTATTGGACATACAACAGCCGCAAAGCGTATAAGATGCTGTTCCCCTACATGGGAGAAAGGCAAATCAAATCTGCGTTTGCTACGCTGATAAATAACGGCCTTGTAAAGACCGGCAACTATAACCGGGTGGCAATGGACAGAACGCTATGGTATGCACTGACCGAAAAAGGTAAATGCATTGCGACGTTTGGTATCAATGCATTAGGCCAAAATGTCCCAATGGAAGAGGACAAAATGCCCCAAGCAATACCAGTTAATACACAGTTATGTAACACAGTTAATACTAATACCCCCCCTACCCCCCCACAGGGGGAGGGTGTCGAGCACAACGAGGACAGTGAGGACAGCTTTGACTCCTTCTGGAAGATCTATCCGCGGAAGGAATCCAAGCAGAACGCCCGTAAAGCATGGGATAAGCTGAAGCCGTCGCCGGCACTTGCAGAAAAAATCATCAAGGGAGTGTTGATATATGCCGCCACCCCGCAATGGACAAAGGACGGCGGGCAGTTTATACCGCACCCGTCCACCTTCCTCAACCAGCGGCGATGGGAGCAGGCCATCGAAGGCACCGTAAACACTACGGCGGCAAGCAGCAATCTTGAACGGCTTTACCAGCAGTGCTTGGAGGAAGAGGGCTGTTGGGGAAACGGCGGCAACGGCGATGCAGAAGAGTGACGTTGTAAAACTGTTCAAGGCGATCACCTCGGCATATCCCGGAGAAAAAGGGTTTTCCTCGGCGGACATGGACGCAGTGA